AGCGGTTATTGACCATCTTCTTCGCGTATCTAGTCATGATACCTTTGATTGGTGTAAAGTTAAATGGATTGTACATAGTTGGAGTTAATTGTAGAGGTACATACGGTGCGTAGATGTAACCAGTATCTAACAATGATGTTCCTTTGTGTCCCATCAACACAGTGTTTGGTGGGAAGTAAGGGTCACGATATACTTGATAACGTCCTGCAAGAGTACCTACTCTTTCAATACCCATGTTGTATTGGTCTTGGTCAGGAGCCGCGTTTGATACGTGGAAATATTCCAAATCATCAAAAATAGCACTGATTTCAGAAGAAACAACTATCCAGTTAGCACCACCTCTCAAAGTTGATTTGTGGATTTGAGCTGAAATTTGGTTGATTGCTGTAATCAATGTTTGGTTCCAATCCTTTTGAGTATACGAAGTTGTCAAAGATAATCTCTTCCAACCATTGTAATCCCAACGTAATGACCAAGCCGCACCTTTACGTAAGTCACGTAAGATTTCACGGTCAATTTCAGCAGCAACTTGTTCAGACAATAAAGCTGTTAATTCAGCTTCAGCGTCGATGTTGTGGAAAGCCGCAACGTCTTGAGCCAATTCAGGAGACCATTGTGCTCTTAATTTTCTTTCTGTTACAGAAACAGTAACTGATTCAAGGTCGAAAGAAACTTCACCAATTTTATCTTCAAATTCTAATTCAGCATAACGTCTGAAAACACCAAGAAATGCTGTTCCTGCTGTCAAAGTACCTACAGTAACACCAGAATATCCGTCAAGTGAATCAGTACCACATGTGATACATACTGGACATTGTAAATCAACTTCAAGATAAATCTTTCCGTCAGTACTACAAATGTTTTGGAATTTACCACCGTTACCTGTTGAAGGCCATGTAGTTGAAGTAGTTGTACCATACTGTACAATACCTTTACCATATTGTTGAGTTACAACTCTGAATGGTAATGCACTTGCATCAGTATCTACACAACCTGCTTCGATGTCAAGACCTGTACTAGCGATGATATGTAAATCAGAAAGGAAAGTTTCTGTATCCATTTCGTTACCATCAGGTCCAATTAATTTACCATCACCTGAGTTAGCGAAACCTTTCATTTCGATAATCATTTTTCTAACTACTTTACCATCTAATTCGGTAGTAGCATCAACTAATTCACCATCTTGCCAAATTTGTACTGTTGTTGAAGCAGTAACTGCTGACCATTGACCTTTTGAATAATCAAAAAGACCTGCTGGGTCCAAAGTTGGTTCGTTACCTTCATAAAATAAATCATAAAGGTTTTTCTTATATCCTTGTCCGTTTGCAGGATATCCTGCGTCAGGATTACCAGGATAGTTACCCGGAGAACCTACAGGTGCATAGTGTTCACCTGATTGGTCAGCACTTCCATTATTATAACCTTGAATACGTGGTACAAAGTAGAACAATTTACCAATTGGTAAGTTCATAGCTTGTACTGATACGATATCGTTAGCCAATAATTTAGAGAATACTCTTCTTACGATAGGGAAAACAACTGTTTCAAAAGAACCAGATGAATCTGTCGCAGATGCTTCGTTAATCAAGAATGATGCTTGGTTTTCATATAACTGTGCTACATTCTCTCTTAGGTGGCCTTTAAGACCTTCAAGGAACCCTAATTTGTCCCATTTGTTAATAGTATCTTCTTTAATAACTTTAAGGTGCTTAAGACCAATGTTACCAACAAGACCGCTTTCTAATAATGCTCCCATTGTTTTTTTATTTTTGTTTTTAGTTTATTTATTTTACGACATTCATTTTTGTCATTAAATCTTTCATTCTCAAGAATTGAGGATTTTCATATGTTTTTGACTCAATTAAATTAACCGCTGAACCAGATGATGGAGTTCTTTCCATTTTTTCTTGTAAAGACTCTTTCACTACTTTAGCAGTTCCTTGAGATGATAATTCATCTTTTATTGTTCTATAAAGAGTTTTAGACTCTTTTAAGGATTGAACCGAATCAAATCTTCTTAAGACATTGATTTTTTCTTGTTTTGTTGTAGAATGTTCAGTAAATAATCTTGTAGCATAAGCTAAATTAGAATTAAATACCGCTACTTCATTCAACTTGTCTCTGAAAACATTAAGTGCTTTTCTATACTCTTCGTTTTTAGCTCTAAGTAAAGAAAGTTCATTGTTAACAGATTCAACATTCAAGTGTTGAGGTGCTGCTTTTGGTTTTGGTAATCCCTTTTTTCCAAATCTTCTTCCGGCACCTAAAGTTCTAGATGCTTCAGAGGTTTCACCACCTTTTTTAACAGTTGGTTTTTCCATCTTCATTTTAGAAGATTCTTTGTATTCAAATTTTGGTTTACCCATTCCAACTCCTTTAGTTCCTTTCTTAACAGTTTCTTTGAAACCGCCTTTAGACTTTTTATATTGGAATTTAGCTTTACCCATTCCAACACCTTTAGGTTTAAACCCTTCGTGTGCCATCATTTTTGGAGAATTTAAATCAGTAGATTCAGTCCAGTCTTCATCCATCTCATCAGATTCATCTGTTTCGATTTCGTACATAACTTCTTCATCATCTTCTTCAGACTCATCCATTTCCATAGATTCATCTTCTTCAGATTCATCTTCTTCAGATTCTTCTTCATCGTCCATTTCAATTTCAAACATAAGTTCGTCATCATCAGAACCCATGTCAAAACTCATGTCTTCAGAACCCATATCTTCAGAACCCATGTCATCAGAAGTCATATCGATTTCTTCGAAGTCATCATCATCGCTTTCAAAACCAGTTAGGTCAATTTCTTCATCCATTTCCATAGATTCATCTTCTTCTGACTCATTCATTTTTATTAGGTACTCATTTTCCCCATCTTTAAAACGAATGTCACTACCGTCTTTTACAACTTGAATAGTGTCATTAGGTCCCATAGCTTTGAAAACAGTTAAAAGGTCTTCGTCATCTTCGATACCTCTTAAATCAACAGGTTCTTCATCATCGGTGTCCATGTCCATGTCGATATCAGTATCAACTTCAGTGTCAATGTCTGTATCTTCATCTTCATCATCGATAGATAGATTATCATCTGTGTCATCCATTTCTTCGTCCTCAACTTCTTCATCGTCTTCATCTTGTTCATCAAAAGACATTTTAGATGTTGATTCTTCGTCCATTTCTTCAGAATCTGATTCAGTCTCTTTTAAAGACTCTTTTACTAATTCACTGATTTCTCCCTTCATAGTTGAAGCAAGTATTCCTTTTGCATTTTCGGCAACTATGTCTTCCAAATTTTTCATTTGGGTTAGTGCCTCTTCTACAAGTGATTTTTTTTCTGCCATTTTATAATTTTGTTTTATATAAATATTTCACTTTATCAAAAAAGTTTAGGCAGCAATACTTGCAACCTATATTTTTTAGATAAAACCAGTTTATTTATTAATTTTTTTTGTAATTAGTGAATTATTTATCACATATAAATATTACCGCATACAAAAAAAGGAGACTATTAGTCTCCTTTTATGTTAAAAAATTTAAATGTTTTACTCGATTACTTCATCAATCTTACTTTCAGAAACTGAAGTAATTCTCCATTCTTGCGAAAACGTCTCGTAACGTTTAGTTACTTTCGCTTCAACATCTGTTACAGAGAATCCTTTAACGAGTTTTTCTTCTCTAATTTTTTTAATTTTACCTGTGTTCTCATCAGGTAAATCATACTGAATTTTTGCTACAAAATACTTTTCGTCCATAATTATTTATTTTCCTAAATAATCGGAAAGTTTTTTCATTAAGTCAAGCGACTTATTTCCGCTACCGGATTCTACACCTAAAACTCTTTCTCTTTGCACTCTTTTTTCTTCTTCAAGATTTTCTTCATATTTTAATCTATCTTCAGGATTTGAGAACAAATAAGCTCCCGGAGTTGATGGAGATGAAACTAAATCAAAACAAATTAATTCAAAGTCATCTTGTACTTCATTTTGGTCTCCTTTTTTTGCTAAAGAACCAACACCTCTTGATGATATACCTAATGTAACCCCTTGTCTTAGATAATTCGCGGCCATATCTCCCTTACAAGATATAATACCTCTTTCATGAAATCCGGGTGATGTTAATAGTTTCAATTTACCCATGAGTATGTTTCCTTCCCACCATATTTCAGTGATGATATGTGAAACTCTATCTAAATCAATTAAAGATGATTCAGGGTGGTTTAATTCAGATAATGAAGTACCTTTGCCAATTGCTTTTTTATAATTTTCGGATTCTCTTTTTAATATTCTTTCAGGGTATACTCTACCATTTCTATTTGGAGTGTTATACTTTTGAAGTACCGCATAGAATTCAAATGGTTTTGAATAATCTAAAAAGTTTTTAGATTCTTTAATGATTTCCGCATTTCTTGTTTCATTAGGTGAAACATATCCCGCATCATATTCAATCAATATACCTTTTCCTATTTCGTTTGGAGATAATATTTTCATTTTCTTTTTATAATAAATATATCACTTACGTAGTATTTTACTAACATAGTAAATTGTCTACTTTTTTGTTAGATAAAATGAAAATGTTTTATTTTTATTAAAATTATTTTTTATTATATTATCTGTTAGATTTTTAATCTCTTGTTTTAACTCATTTGATTTAAAACTAATATCTGAATTTTTTAAATAAAAATAACATTCTAAATTTAAAAATGATTTTTTACCTTTTTGGATACCACTTGACCTTAAGTCCAAATCAACAATAAATTTATTATTAAAAATTTCTGAATTTATACTATCTAAAACAGTATATTTTATTTCTCTTGATAGATTATTCACTGAATTAATTGGTGAAAATATTTCATGTCTTGGTTCAGCCCAAGTTTGAATATTCAAATAGATTGATTTTAATTCTTTTGAATCTACTGTTCCGTAATTTATTTTAAAAGAGCGATATCCTGATAATTTAGCACTTTTTCCTTTTTTCATCTTTTTTCATGTTATATATTGTTTATTTTTAATAAAAATAGACAATAATTTTCATCATGTCAAAAACTTTTTAATATTTTTGAGATATTTGTAATATATGATAATAATAAAAATAGAAGGTAAAACAAATCTTGAGAAAGGATTAAAAGAACTTAAGAACAAAGTTATAAAAACAAAACAAACCGAAATTTTAAGAAATAAAAAAGAATTTATTAAAAAATCGGTTTTGTTAAGAACTCAGAAAAATAAGGCCATTTATAAGAAAAAATTTACAAATCTTCAGTAAGATTTTTCAATTTTAATAATGAAATTGAATCAATTTTTTCAGTTTTAATCTTATTAATAGTTTCAGTAATTTTTTCGCTGGTTTCTTTATCATTTTCAGATTTCATCTTTTCTAACTTACTAATTGCAACTTCACTTAAAATTTCGTATTTTTTATTTAATTCTTCATTTGTAAGTGTTAAATATTTTTTAATCTCACTTAATTCAGATTCATTTAATTCTGATAAATAATTTTTTAAAGAATCATTAGCAATTTCTAACACTGATTTTAAAGGTATATTAATAGATTCTTTAATATCTGATTTAGATATTAATTTTGATACGATATTTCTTTTACAGTTGATAATGTTTTCAATAATAACTGTATTTTTCCCTAACACAGTATCTATATCTTTGTATTGGTTTTCACACTTAACATTATTAACCCATTTTTCTAATAAAGTTATTTTAGATTTTGGTAATTGTATTCTACTATATAAATCAATACATTCAGATACAAACTCTTCTGCAAAAGTTTTATCAAAACCTTTATCTTTACTCAATTCTTCATAGATGTGGTATGCTTTACTCACTTCAGAATTTTTTAAAACTAACTTTTTAAAAGTTTTAATTTCTTTTTCAAATGTTTTATTTGAGTATGATTCTACTAATTTTTTTTCTATTTTTGATTTTAATAATCCAAATTCCATAATATAAATGTTTATAATAAATATCAACTATTTAAGAGTTTATTCAACTGAGCTTCAATATCACCTAAAGAATTTCTACCTCTTGACAAATCAATAAAAGAATCTTCAGTTAACATATCACTTGTTTCTAATAATATATTTAAATTTTCTTTCTTTGATTCGGGTGTAACTCCGGCTCCTTCAGGTGCTCCTCCTGCTGGAGGAGCTTCCCCTCCTGCCGGTTCAGGTGATGGTTCAGGACCTCCACCTAATCCACTTGGTTCGGGTTCACCTCCGGGTGGTGTTGATGCATTTCCTGTTGCTCCTGAAGCACTTCCCCCATATAACTTGTCAATATTATCAAATATACCTGTTTTGGTAATTACAGTTGCGGTATTTTCAAGTTCTTTAGCAACGGCAATTTCAATTCTTTGTTGTTGTATATCTAATCTAATTTCTTCGTCTGAGAAACCAAGAACATGTTTTTTGGCCCATGATTGAGATACAGGTGCAATACCTTGTATAGCTGTAACGGCGTCTTTATATAATAATATTTTTTCTTTCCAAACATCTATTTTAAGTAAGTCAGCTTGTGTTGACGGATTTGTTAGAGTTAGGGTAAAATTAGATAATTCATCTTCAAATCCTAATAAAAATAAATGTATGATAGCTATCTTATTAAGTTCTGCTAACATACTTTTTTGAATTCTATTGATTGTTCTTGCGAAACGAATATCTTGTAGAGATAAATTTTTACCATCACCAACAGTTTCCTCAAATCCTAAGAACGCTTTTGGTACTCTTAGTGCGGTTAATAATTTCTTTTGAATATATTCGATATCCGCAATTTCAGATAAGTTTTGTGCTCCGGGTAATGTTGTAATTGGGTCAGGTGCTGAAGCATCTCTAACAGGTATAAAATAATCTTGGTCTACCGCCATTTGATTAAACCTTAAATCAATATTACCTGTTTTACTATCAACTACTTGGTCTCTTTTGAATTTGTTTGCCACACGTTGTACATAAGCCTCAACATCCTTATCATCCATATTTCCAACGAACACTTTAAACATTCTTCTTTCCGGTGCTCTTGATGTACGGTATATTAACATGGCATCTTCAGATAGTAATAATTGTTTCCAAATCCTTCTTGCTTTTTCTAACATGGAAGTACCATATGGAAGTTTTCTATCATCACCTAATAATCTGAAGTGAGCAACTTCCCATGTATTAAAATTCATATCTTTATTCTTCCAATTGAATTGTAATGCTTTTTGGTCATCTCCTCCCGTTCCATGGTCAAGAGTACTTTTACCTTTCATACCTTTTTCAAGTCTTTCAATTTCAATGTTAGGTAATTGCATACAACCTACTACACCTTTTTCAGGGTCAAGTTTTAAATAAACAAAGTTGTCACCGTATTTACAGGTGTTTCTTGTCCACATTGCCAAGTTTGTGTTGATATCTAAGGAATTATTAAATAAATCCGCCAAAACTGATTTAATTCGTTTTGATTCAGAATATATTTGAAGTATGTATCCGTTTTGTCCGGGAGTTGTTGATTCTTCCGCATATATGTCTAACGCTGCTGATATTTCAGGAGTGTATTCCATAGATTCATAATCATAGTAAGATGCCAACCTAGTTGGTTCAAAATAAACACCTTGTGTATATAAATTATTCTCTATTTTAGTCCATTGATTTGCAAGATATACGGTTTGTTGTGCTTGAAGTTTTGCATTTTCGTATTCTTGTTTATTTGTTGTTTTTAACAACTCTTTTTTATCGTATTTAAACGTTGGATAGTCTTGGTTCAATAAAGAATTGGGACCAAAGGTTTGAGATAACCTTTGCCATACCGTTAAATTTTTATTTTGATTGTTTTGTTCCATAATTCAAATTTAATATATTATAAGTATTAATAAAGACTATCTTCTACCACCAAATAACCAACCATATTTTTCATAGTCTTGTCTTGATGGTTCATTATTTAAATCTCTACTATTGAATGGTAAGCCAGCAGGTAGAATAGGGTTAAAAGATACTGATTTTGTAACTTCTTCATTACTATTTACTTGCCAAGAATTAATCATTGCTTTAGCTTGTTCTGTAACTTTGGTTAATTTACTAAATGAGGTTTCTCCAACGTACGTTGCCATTGCGATTGCCATGATTAAATCGTCATGATATCCTTTTTGGTGGTCAGGTCTACCGTTAACATAGATAAATGTATTCATCTCATTGAATAATCTATGACTATAGATTTTAAATCCGTGTCTCATAGCTTCTTCAAATGAAGATATTATCTGAACTCTTTTGTTATTAAAATTTATTCCGGGTATTTTTTCTAATGTTTTTGGGTCGTATTTCCATCTGTTTGAAAAATCAATACCATCAACATAGACATTCTTATATCCCATTTCCTGTAGTTTTCTACCGGTTGCAACTCCCATTCCTCCTGTTAAATCCACAACAATAAATGCGTTATACATCATCCCCCACTTATAAGCAATTTCTGCAGCTACGTCTGGGGGTATTTTTCCGAGATATTCAGCTACTTGTTCCCTCTCATCGAAGTCTATTATAACAAACGAAGTAAAGTCGTCAGAATCACCTCTGGATACGTCTACACCCATTATATACTTATGACCCTCAACAGGTTCTTTCCATATCCATAATGCGTTACCCATCATTTTATTTACCGGCTCTCTTAACATATCACGATGGATATCTTGCATTTGTTTTGAATCAAATACGTTATCACCGGAACCTAAGAAGTTACATTCCAACTCCTGAGAAACCTTTCTTTTGTCGAATTTAAGTTTTTTAACCATACCTTCAAACCAACTTGAAGTAGGTTTGTAACCGTTTCTTAATTTTTCTTTAATTTCATCAAAATTTCTTTCTCTTGGTGGAATATCTGAAAAATCAATAGTATCAATTTCTTTTCCTTGATAATCTTCTCTGTTTAAATAATAATGGATTAAATCTTCAACCTTCATTAATTTTAAATCTTTAGAATATCTTGGGTCTTTATACCAATACATTTCCGTGATTTTAAACTCATTCATTCCACGTAATGCTTGGTCATAAATTTCATAATAAATTGGGTCATACCCATTTGGTGTTGATACGACAATAACTTTACCACCGGTTGATAGTGAAGCCATACAAGCAGACCAGAAATCACTGTCTGCCTCAATATATGCCGCCTCATCAAATATAAGAATGGTGGGGGTATATCCACGAAGTGCATCTTTCGATGTTGCCACCGCTTTAACTTCACAACCATTTGTTAACTTATAATGTCTTTGTGAGTTCTTATCGGCAGAAAATCCAACATTAACCCAACTAGGCCATTGTTCAGTAAATGCCCTTACTTTATTTGCCATTTCCTGAGCTGTGTCAAGTTTATTGGCAATGATTAGTATTTTTTCAGGTTTCTTTTTTGATGCAAATGCTATCTTTTTAGATGCCCATGCGGCGGTTACAGTTGATACGCCCGCCTGTCTGTACTTTAATGCAATATTCTCATTATAATTTTCGTAATCATCAAGTAATGAAACTTGGTCAGGAAATAAATCTAATGGGACATATTGTGAAACCGTATTATCATAAGTTTGAAGATAGGTTTTTAATGCATATGTTGTATTTCTAATACACTTTGTGTATTCTATTATTAACTGTTCTTTTGTATAACTCATATATTATAAATATAAAACCCCTCCAATTTATCCAAAGGAGGGGTTTTTAATATTTTTCACTAGTTTATTTAGGTCTTGAGATTCCTAATCCACCTAAAAAGTCATCTAATCTATCATCATCGTCATCATCATCACCATAATCATTATCTTCTTCGTCTCCCATTGATTGATTATATTCATCACTTTTTAAATCGGCAACAATATCATCAACCATTTGTTGAATAAATTTTGTTCCTCTTGGGTCTCCTGCTAATATTAATTTAGACATTTTAAGAAATTCTTCAGCACTAATCATAGCAAATCTGCTAATAAGATAATTCTGAATCATTTTTTGGTCTTCTTCAAATAATTTATCAGGATATGCTGCTAAAAACTTTTCCCAAAAAATAGGTCCTAATCTAACATCCCAAACCTCTGCAGGTAAAGTATCTTCGGATGCTCTAATCATTTCCGCTTGTCTTGGGTCATCAGGTAAACCATGAGAACCTAAAATATCATAAACTCCTTTTAGTAATTCATGAACTAAGATAGGGAAACTAGCTCCTTTTGCCTTAACTGTCGGAGGGTCTGTTGTTAAATCAACTTCTTCTTGACCTGCTTGACCTTCACCTGATGCAGATGCCGCCATAACCATATCTTCAGGATAAATCCAATAAAGATAATCTAAAGTGGCCATAGATAATCCATATAAATTCATTAATTGAGGGTCAATTCTTTCTATTTCATTTCTAACCAACTCAAACATATAATGACCTTTCTTAGCAGCACCTTGTATAAGAGAATTCATAAATCTTCTCTTAGCTTTTTCCATATCAAATTTTTCAAATGCATCAGTAAACTCAATAATATCTTCAGTATTTTCTTCAAAAGCATCTTTAATTTCTTCTTCACTATATTCTTCAGCTTCTCCTTGCATATCTTCAGCTGCATTTAAAGAACCCATAGGAACTAATTTAGCAACAAAATTAATTTTACCTTCAGGTATTCCCATTTCTTTTTTAACTAAATCAACTGCTAAATTTTCTAAATATTGTTTGTTTTGTTGTTCAATTTGTGTAATACTACCCATCATTCTCATAGCACTCATCATCAAATTTCGAAATGCATTCTCACCTCTTAATTGTTGTCTTGAGCCGGCATATCTTGCAAATTTATCAACAACATCTTTAAATCTTTTAGATGCTACCACTTGGTCAAAATTAGGTTCTCCACCTGGCATCGCCGGATGTTTTGAATAAGGAGTTTCACCTCTTTCTAATTTTCTTTGAATACTTGGGTCCATCCTTTCAGGATAATCACCGTAATCTATTTGTTCTCTAATTCTTTTACTTTTCATTATTTTTTAAATTTAATTCCTAAATTATTGAATGTTAACCAACTTGGTAATGTTTTTTTATTTGCTTTTGGATTTGGTTGTTTGTGTGGTTCAGGTCTAAACGGGTCTTTTGTTTTTGGTTTTGGTGGTGTTTTAGTACCGGGTGTAACTTTTGGTTCTTTAGTAGGTGCCGGAGCATCCATAACAGATTCTTTTGTTTCTTTTTTAGCCTTTGGTTTTGGTTGTTTATGTGGTTCTGGTTTAAATGGGTCTTTTGTTTTTGGTTTTGGCGGTGTCTTGGTACCCGGATTTTTAACAGGTGCTTCTTTTTCTTTTGTATCTTCACCAATAGAATTACCCATAGTACCAATTTTTCCTATTGGGGTTTTAATATTCTTATTCTTAATTAAATCCATAAGTTCTCCTTTTTTCATTTTTGGTTTCAAATGTGTTTCAAGCAAAGATACGATTTTATTTTCTAAAATCACAGAAAAAGGATTTTTTCCTTCTTTTATTGAATCTTTCACCGCCATAACACACCTTTCAAATTTACGAGTTTTTTTAGGACCTAATTGAGAATGACAAACTGCCCATGGATTAATTTTACTATATTTTGTTTTTTCTCCTTTACCACCTTCCTTAACCTCTCCCGAAGTTATATTCATTTTTTTTGTTGATGGATTTATTTCTGCATTAATTCCTTTATCCATTAACATTTTATTAGCTACAGCAGTGTCTGATGGATTAGTTAAATCAACAGTAGTTGTAGTTGATGTTTTTGTTACCGCTTCTTTAGTTTCTCCTTTTTTTAAACCTTTACATTTACAATTTTTCATTCCACACTTAGGACAAGTTTTTCCTTCAATTAAATTTTTATGTAATGTATTAATAGATGATTCACTTAATGTCATCAAAGTATTTGGCTTTAAACCAAATTTAATTAAATCGGCGTATTTGTTAGTTTTCATATATTACTTTTTTTTCAAATTCAAGAACAATGTCTCGTTCATATAATTTATCTTTTATTTGTTGTTCAGTTTCACCAAATCTAAACACTAATCGTTTTGTTTTTGTAAAATCAATGTCATCAGTTTCTTTTTCCCAAGCTAACGCAATTACATCATCCATACTATCCATAAAACTAAAAAAATCAGAGTTTTGAATCAAATCAAATTCTATTGATAAGTTTTTCAATACTCCAACTTTTTTAATATATTCTAATTGAGGTGGTTTTGGGTAACCATTTGATGGTTTTGCTCCCCAAGTATCATCCCAAATATTTTGTTTATCATCCGAAAAAATAAATTCGTACATATTATCACCTTTATAATTTGGACCTAACCCATTTATAAAAATTAGATAATTCATAGAATATTTCCTTCAGGTGTTATTTTATATTGTTTATTGTTACTTTCAAATACTAAATTTTTCTTATTTGTTTTACCAACAAACTTAACATTTGTTTTTTCTCTAATAAACTTCTTAGATGTTATTTCTTGTTTAACTGATTCTGAAAGTCTTTTTATTTCTTCAGATACGTTTTTAGTTTTAATCTTATTTGTAGTTTTTCTATTTGATTCAATCACTTTATTGAATTTTTTTTCATCTTCACTAATAACAAAATATTTTGTTAATATATCTTCAATTTTAGATTCAACAAATAACTCATCAGCAATCATTCCAATATGTCCAGCGTCTTCATCTTCTTCTTCTTTGAATTGACCCGGTGTAATCATTTTAGAAAGAGTTTTAGTTGCAATGTCGGTACCTAATGTATCCCAACTTTCACCCATTTCAGATGAAGGTTCTTCACCTTCATCACCCATTGGTGGAGGAGGGGTCGCTTCTTCATCATCAGAACCTTCTTCATCTTCCATACCTGACATATCACTTTCTTCGCCAACATCTTCAAATTTAGACATGATTTCATCTAAATCATCAGATTCTAATTTTGACAAATCAACCGCCGATAAAATTGAATTTATAATATATTTCGCATCTGAAGAACTTAACTCTTGTTTTTCTTCTAATGTTCTAATTTTTTGAGATACTTTACCAACTAATTTTTGAATTGATTTAAAGGTAACATCTTCATCATCTGATTGTCCTTCATCACCCATTGGTGGGGCAGGAGGCATTTCTTCAGACCCTTCATCACCCATTGGTGGTGCTGGTGGCATTTCTTCAGACCCTTCGTCACCCATTGGTGGAGGAGGAGGTGTTTCTTCTCCTGCCGGTGATGGAGGTGGAGGAGGTACATTCTCAATCTCATCTCCTACATCAGGAGTTTTTTTTTCTGGAGTTTTTAATGTGAACTTTTTTTGTTCAGAGAATAAAGAAATACCTTCTTTATTATTATTTAAAGAATTATTTTCTTTAATCATTAAATTCAATCTCTTTAGAGCTTGTGAATATGATGGATAATATTTCCTATTTTTCATAGGCTCAATATAATCTGTTTCAGATTCTGATATAGTTTTTTTAATAATATATCCTGATTTTTCTTTAACGATTTGATATTCGTTTCCATCAACTAAAGTTATATTGTACTCGTTTCTTGAAGTTTCATTAACTACAGATGGTTGATTTTCTCTAAATCTAGCAATTTCTAAGATTCTTTGAATTTTCTCCATTCCCTGAAGTTTTTCGCTTCCAAGTGGTTGTAAGTCTGCCATTTTATTTATTTTTTAAATTTTATTATTTTTTCTTTATAAATATATCAAAATATCACTTATTTCAACTATTTGTCAATCTTATTTTCAACTGATAATTTTTTATCCATTAATTTGTCTTGAAATTTAATTAGTTTTTCAATATAACCATTTCTTCTTAACAATTTAAAAACTAAATTTTCATTAGAATACTCTCCCTCTTTTTCTAAGCCAGATGTTCTATATTTCTTTAATTTGTCTTTGTACTTTTTTATTATTTTCTTAGCGGTATCTAAATCTTCATCTGATGAATGTTTTATAACACCATCTATTTTATTCATCCATTCATTCGCTTTATGTTCTATGGTATCTTTATCAATTTTTACAGATTCTTTTTTTGGTGTCTTTAACCATTCATCATATAAAACAGAATATTCTCCAGTACTAAAATGCGGTTCAGATGAATCTTGAGCATATAACTCAACATCATAACTTTTGACAGTAATATCGTGATTATTATTGAATATAATTTTTTTCAAATTAAATAATTCTTTATATAAATCAACTTGTTCTTTTGAAAATTGTTCGTAATTAACTATTAAATGTAAATCAACATCAGAATAGTTTGACCAATTATAATTTGCTAAAGAACCGGTCATTACTATATCCTCAATGAAAACATCAATACCAATGAAATCAATAAATTCGTAAGCGATATTAATAAGACTATCTCTAACATCACTTTTCATTTTTGGAAAGTCATTCTTAGAAACACCAAAATCCCAAATTTTGGGATTCAGTTCTTTTTTTAAAGTAAAACTTGAAAGTATTTTTTTATTGTTATTCATTAACTTATAAATACTATATGAGTTGTTATTTTCCAATTAATTCTATTATAGAATTAAATTTTTTTATACTTATATGTTTTTGATATTTCGTTATTGAAAAATTTACCCTGTGATTCAGATAATCTAAATTGAGTGTATAATTTATGGGGAACCCCATCGTATTCGTATCTTGAACCATTCTTAAATTCCACTACTAACTTATTTGTATCAGTATCATATTCTGTTATATGTAAGTTACTAGATTCAATCTCATTTATTATTTTTGTTCCGGAAATAGTTTCTTTCTTAATCGCCATTGTTTTTTCTTTTATTATGTTTAGATAATGGAGTTATTTTATTAATTAATTCCATCTTACTCATAATATAATCATTAAAATCATTAATGTCAATATCGTTAAAAAAACTCTTCAATTCTTTTAATAGTTTATTTTTTTCAACACCAAACTCATCATATAATTTCATCATATTATGAGTATACTTAGGAGGATTTTCTAAATCTTTTTCAGTAAACCCCAATTGCTGAAATTCTTCTCTAAGTTCTTTATAAATTGAAAGTAATTTTGAATCAGATTCTAACGATTCGATATATTTAATAAACGGTTTCATAAATGATAAATATTAAAAAACCCCCATTTTTACGTGGGGGTTTAAAATTTATTTACTTGCGTAATATCTATCGTCATTAAATGGTGGTTTTTTAATCGGAGGTGTTACGATTGGGTTTTTCTTAATTGGTTTTTTTTGAATTGGTTTTTTAATTACTTTACGTTGACATGGTTGAATTGTGTTAACTAAAATATTTAAAACTTCAATAACACTTCTTTTACTATCACTATCTAATTTACTATTTAAATCGTTACAAAGTGAAAGTACATCACCTCCATTACCATATTGTTTTGATAAATCACAAAAATCTAAAAAATTACCTTCATTTTGTAATTGTTTGAAAATATCAACCACTCTTGAATAATTTTTTCCTCCCAATCCTAAAATACCTTTCTTTGGTGCTCCTCCACTAAGTATAGTTACTAACTCGGCAGAGAATTTATTTAGAGTATCCGGACTCATTTTCTTTGTACCACATATATTTTCTGGTTCATTACATTTTGAACAGAAATTTAAAATACTTGTATCTGTAGTTTCTTCAGAGATTATACTTTTTTTAACTCCGTGCATTTCCAAAATCCTTTGTTTTTCAGATTGTGGAATATCATTAAATAGATGTTTCATAATTTATATTTTTATTATAAATATATCAAAATATGAAAAAATAAAAACCCCTCTTCGAAAGAGGGGTTGATTGTTACAATAAACTTATTCTTTTTTTCTTTTCCGTTTTCTTGTAGTTAGCGACAAACACAGTTAGAATACCATCTTCTATAGTTGCTTCAATGTTATCAGGATTATACTCTTGTCCAATCTTAAATTTTTGTGAGATTGTCTTTTCTGAGTCCTCACCATTTAGTTTATAGGTTCTTTTACCATCAATGTAAAGAATACCACCTTCCATCTCTACTTTTAGGTTTGTTTTATTAAAACCCGGAACATCAAAAAATAAGTAAGCCCCATCTTTTGTGTAGTTAACCTCATAAGGTTCTTTATTTGAGTTTTTTACAACCATACTACTATATGTTGGTTGACCGAAAAACCCATCAAAAAGGTTGTCTAAGTTTGAAAATTTGTAATACATAAATTTTTATTTTTTTTTTATTTTTATTTTCAAATAAATTAACTAATTTTATGCCATTAGGACATTAAATGAAAATTAGACATGTTAATAAAACATAATATGTCTAAATGTCATTAAAAATATTTTTAACTGACAATATGACAATATTTTATTTTTAGTTTAAAATTTGTTATCTTTGTAAAAAAACAATTTATATGATAGAATCAATGGATGATGAAAACAGGAAAGAAAGTAAAAAGATTTCTGACTCTCAAACACCGGCGTTAGATAACTTTAGCAGAGATTTGATTAAATTGGCTGAACAAGGTAAGCTTGACCCCGTAGTTGGTAGAGAAAAAGAAATTCTTAGGATTGCACAAATTCTTTCTCGTAGAAAGAAAAACAATCCAATTATTATTGGTGAACCGGGTTGTGGTAAAACCGCAATTGCTGAAGGTTTAGCCATGAAAATCTATGAAGGTGATTGTCCCCGAAATTTAGCGGACAAAAGAATCCTTTCATTAGAAATGACTTCAATTGTTGCCGGGACAAAGTATCGTGGGCAATTTGAAGAAAGAATGAAGGTAATAATCGAAGAATTACAAGCTAATCCTGATATTATTATTTTTATTGATGAAATACATACCATTGTAGGTGCTGGTAATTCATCAGGTTCGTTAGACGCATCTAACATATTCAAACCGGCATTAGCGAGAGGTGAAATACAATGTATTGGTGCTACGACTCTTGATGAATATCGTAAGAACTTTGAAAAAGACGGAGCGTTGGAACGTAGATTCCAAAAGGTGATTGTTGATGGTGCTACCAAAGAACAAACTTTTGAAATTCTAAGTAACTTAAAAGAGAAATATCAAAATTTCCACAAAGTATTATTCACTGATGAAGTATTGATGTCATGTGTTAACTTGGCAGAAAGATATATCACAGATAGAGAGTTTCCGGATAAGGCAATCGATATTCTTGATGAAGTTGGTGCTAGATGTCAAGTTGATATGAAATTACCTGAAATAATTGAAGAACTAAAATCAAAGGCGGCCGAAATAAAACTTCAAAAATTAAATGTGGTTAAAACTCAAAAATATGAGGAAGCCGCTGAATTGAGAGATAAAGAACGAAAGATTTTGGCAAAATTAGATGA